ATTGTCCAGCAGTAGCAGACAACTTTAAAATTACGCACATATCATTTCCAAATGGTTATATAACAGAAGCAATCGAAGATGATGTGCGAAAGATATGGGCAGTCCAATGGCACCCTGAACGAATGGAATCACAGGATAATGTATACCCATTAGATATGATCAAATGATTGTTCATAACTTTAATGAAAATAAGTGCTCTAAAGTTTTCTTGATTCAAATAAAATGATTATATTTACATATAACAAATAATTAAAAACAAATATTATGAATGCACAGGAAGAAGTAATGAAAGTAAGAGATATAGTAAGACACTATTTCGAAGAAAACAGTACACATGCTGGAATTGGCAATCTTAGTGAAGCAGATAAGGAACACGTTATAAGTATTGGTGCAAGTATACTATGTACTAAATGGGGTATTGGTTATATCGGTGGCAGTTTTGTACAATCAGTTGTTGAAAATGATTTACAAGGAGCAATTGGACGAGCGGATGATACTAGTTTAAGAGCTTTAAAATTCTTTTGTCAACTAATGTATAATACAATCAAGCCTGTTTTTACGACAAACCATACATGGTAAAGGATCCAGGGGAATATGATGATACCGATGCAGAAGATTGCGATATTATCATACCAGAAAACCAATCCGGTGATTATGATGACTCGGATTACGAATATTAATTAAATACAACTAAAAAAATGGCGAACGAATTACAGTTCAATGTAAGTGATCTACTAAATGTAAGAGTATATGGAATCGATACAAGCGATTACCCTGAGTTTACGGAAGCATACATATCAAGTGCAGGCATAATGTCAACTGATGACGAATACCGCGATATTAGCAAGGAGGAATTATTAATAGTTAATACACTTTATCCAGAATATGTTAACGAATGTGTGTTTGATAATCTACATGCTGATTAATCCACATAAATTAATGGTTATATATAACTAGTAAAAATAAAATCAAGAATGATGACAAATACTAACGGTATTAAAAGATTTGAAGACTTTGTTTCAGAAATGGATAGAAGTGAAGAAATAGAGAAAGAATTAACAGATGTTCCTGTTGAAAATGAAGATGATGAAACATCAACACATGTTCAAGTCGATGAAGACAATGCATCTGATGAGGATTCAAAGGTAATCCCAGTACATGAAATGCTAGAGAAATGCTATGAAGTATTGATCAACGAAGCAACTGAATGGGCAAAGGACGCACATGACGATCATACCATCGAATCATACATGGCAGAGAATGCTGCATTAGTAGCATCAATGGCAGCTAAGACGCTTACTGTATTACAGGAAGATATGAAAACTGAAGCATATGAAGCATGTCTAAACAAAATGACAGAAGCATATTCAAAGAAGATTAACGAAATGAAGGAGATGAAAGACGCAACCGACATGGAGGATATTGAATTATAACAATCACATATTAAACTAAATTAAAAGTCTATATATAATATAATAATATATAGACTTTTTTTATGCCAAGAATTAAAATAGAAGACACCTACATGAGAGTAGCTTATCAGTTCGCTGAATTGAGCTACGCAAAACGACGACGAGTTGGATGCATCATAGTAAAGGACCACCAAGTTATTTCCTTTGGATACAATGGAATGCCACATGGATTTAATAATGTATGCGAGGAATCTTCAGTATCTATGGAATATTATGAAAACCCTGATTTTGCAGTTGGATTAATGGAACAAGGATATACATGTGAGAATGGAGTATGTGTCAAAAAATCCCAAGTCACCAAGCATGAGGTTTTACATGCCGAATCTAATGCAATTATGAAAGTTGCAAAATCGACAATGAGTTGTGTTGGTGCAGATTTATATACTACAACATGTCCATGTTTTGGATGTGCCAAGTTAATCATACAGGCTGGAATTTCAAAGGTATATTATACAGAAGATTATAGAGATATGGGCGGTGTTCAATTGTTACACACCGCTGGTATTGTTGTTGAACAGTTAAAAATATAAAAATGAGTTTTAATAAATTAATAGTACCTTCAATAGAAACCTTAGTAGAATTTCTAAAGAAGAATGGAAGCAGTCGATTTTATGCAAGATACATTAACAGGGTTGATGCAATGATGGGCGATGCAGCAGGCATCGAGTATATAACACAATTTGAGGAGAAATATACAAAGAATGTTCATGAATTCAATGAATTGAATTAGAAACAATATAGATAAAGAGAATATAATTATCAAAATATATAATAATGGAAAAAGTGAAAGATACAACTAAACAATATCAGTGGAAGAAGGGTGACAATTTTGGAAAGATAGTAAGTGTGGCATCAGTTGATTCTACGTTTACTCATTTTGCCGACGGTAATAGAATAAACAATGCAGTTATTCAAGAATTTATGGAAGAGATAATAGACGGGGTAATCCCTCTGCCAGGCGCCGGTGCACTCGGAGGACTCGCGAATGGAATCGCAACAGAGAATAAACCTGTTAATAAAACAAAACCTCGCGTTTTATCAACGAAATCCCCACTTGAAGAATTGGTTACGAAGCTTTCAAAGAAGAACATTGAACCACTTGAAGTTACTCTTAATCTTAACATACCAAATAGACCTATATTCGATATGCTAATTGATAATGCGGACGAGGATAGAGATAATTTAATTAATACAATCGCCAAGGTGGCCGTCTCACAAATCGAGATAAATAAACTACAAGAATATTTAACAGAAGAAGTAAAAGACTTCATTAATAACTATTATAATGAGTAAGGGACAAACAAATTCAAGAAAACAAAGAAGACTATACGCACAAAAGGCAGGTTTTCTACAAGTTAAAAACATGTTCGGCAAGAATTCTGAAGAAGGAAGAGCATGGTACGATAAGATGGCGGCTGACGGAAAGGAAGCACATGATATTCATACTAACAATATGAATGACAAATTAGAACATGAACAGCAACTTAGGTTAAATATTGCCAAGGAAAATTGGAAAGTAACTGGATATGATGAGACAGAAATTGCAATGCTAGAAGAAGCATTCTCTATCGATACTATCAAGAACAAAGAAACATTTCAAGCGGATAGAAAGGAAGTTAAGAGACTTCGAAGAACTGCAAAGGCTTCTTTAAAAAATAGAAAAGATGCAAACAGTTAAAATAACCCTAGCCGATAACGGTGTTATTAAGACTATCCTTGACGATAATATTAATTCTGCAGGTGAAAGTTTCGAATCAACAACATTATACGATTTCGAAAATCATTCAACAAAGATCAAATTTATCAAGGAGTTGTGTATTGATATTGGATTGACATTAGGAAATTCAAAGAATAAACAGCAGATACAGATCACAGAAGATTGGGGCGTGGATTATACACCCAATGAATCTGAGGTTACTGAAAAAAAAGAAAGGTTAACAAATCAATTGAAAAAATTGATGACCTTATAATCAATACAATGAATGAATTAACGATTGAGTATGTATGGTGTCCTTCTCGCAAGGAATTTAATAAGCTTATAAGAAAAATAGACAAGGATTCCACTAAGGTGATAGACTATGTTGCAATAAAAAATAAACTTATGAAATCAGATCCATACGGAGAATCACCCAGCGATTCAGTCATTGGATTAAATATAATTAATGGAATTACACGAGCACTACTTCCATCAAACGATGGAATAACTCGTGTAATTTATTTACTAAAGAATTTAGAAATAGATCCTGTTAGTAACTTCAAGAATCTAATAGATTCTAAAACCAATCGAGACATTTCAATGATATTAACAGTGATACATAATAAAGTAACTCCACCTACTGAATTAAATAATGTATTCGATTCTGTTAATATTATTACAAAATGATAAGACACAAACTTTTTGCAAAGGGAGAACATATAGAGGTTCTCATATCAAACAGCAGATATACTAATGTTGTATTTCCAATTAGGGCAATTATACATGACGTTGAATTTAACGACAAGATGCCAAGGTATCAGATACGTATCACTAAATTTTATGATTCACTTGATTTTCTTAAACGATTCATGTTTGACATGAAATTTGATAAAAACTTCGAAGGAGGTATGACAAAGTTCAGAGTATCTCGTGAGAGAATGAAGAACATAGCTGATTTTCAAAATCATATTGATGCTAAATGGGAAACATTTCTAATTGTTGTAGATTCTGTAATGTGTGTTAAAACACATCATGAAATGACAATACTATATAACAATATACAGGACTTCTTTATAGAAAAAAAGATCCGAGAGTTATTTGAGTTGTCTAACAGAGGAACATATTCAAAGGGTAAGTACTATTATGAGAGCAAGGGAGTATTCAAGGCACATATCAAGAAGTTCCTAGGAGATAGGGCAGGTGATTCGAAGGATTACTTTGATAAATTAATGTTTAGGCCTAGATCAATTGAACTCGATAACCTAGAGTAAGTCTTAAAAAATAGATATATAATTAAACAAATATATTTATTAAATATGCCAGGAAAGGGATTCTTTGCCAAGGTTGCTGATACTGTCAGCTCAAATTTTAATGTGTTAGGGGATCCTGACGATTTAAGTAAAGGTGCTATAAACGCATTCGACAAAGTAACAGGTGGTAGTATAGATGGATCAAATCCAGATGGAGTGGTCTCACCTAATGTATCAGGTAACACTATCGTATCAAATACACCAAAGAAGCCAGATACTACATTGGAAAGGGCAACATCAACTGATCAGCCATTTAGCGTAGTTAACACTGATGGAAAATCAAGTTATTATACATCGGAACATGCGTCTGAAGTATATATTGCAAAGGCAGTTGATACTAAGGGTGGAGCAACTGATAGGGAGATCACAGTGGGACCTAGGCCGTATTCGGCATTTAATAAATATTCACTGATAAATTATAGAGGAAATCCATTGGATGGCGTTGGCGACGAGGGTCTAACTAAGGATTCGCAAAGATATACTACAATTCATCCAAACACTTTAGTTAATCCAACTGCTACTAGAATAATTGAAGTAACTGGAGAAGCAAAGGATAATTTCGGATATAGATATCAATATTCTGACTTCGCACTTACTAAGTACTATGGTAAGATTCCGAATAATCAATTACTAACATTACGTAGATTTGCATATCCATGTGGAGATGATATAATAACACCTAAAGGATTAGATGAAGCAGGAAAAATGGTAAGCATACAACAACCTGATATTGCAAGAGCAGTAACTTGGTTGGGTGAAACTACAGGGAATAACGTGGCGGACATCGTGAAATTTTCACATGGTTACAATTGGAAAGATGCTGAAGCGTCTGTACAAACACTCCAATCAAAGCAAGGAGCTTCATCTGGAAAATTTGGTAGTATGGTTAATTCCAGTAAATTTCTATCAGCTGCGGCAAACGCATCAGCAGGAAACGATGCAGTCGCAAGTAATTCCAAGGCACAAAACGCAGGATACGATTCCTTTTCCAACACATATCCTAACCATGTATTCGGGCCTCTTAACGTTATTAAAAACACATTAGTAAGGGAATCCGGTTTAAAATTCGAACAGGAGTTTTCTTTAAAATTCGAATATGAATTAAAAAGCTTTGAAGGAACTAATCCGAAGGTGATGATGTTAGATCAGCTCGCAAATATATTAGCGCTTACATATAACAACGCTCCATTTTGGGGTGGTTCTGTGAGATATGTATCGGATGGTTCTGTTGCAAAACCATTAGGTGATCTAAAAAAACTTAGGTCAGGGGATTACGCTGGATTTATGGGATCTATTGTCGATTCAATGGGTGATATGTTCAAGGGTATTGCAAGTCCAGGTGGTTTAAAGAATCTAAAGGACAATAAACTGTTAAATAATCTAGTTGGCGGAGGATTGATGAAAATGTTTAACACGCCACAGGGTGGACAAGCGGCAGCGGCATTGTTAACAGGTGATCCTACGGGACAATGGCATCTTACTGTTGGTAATCCATTAAATCCAATCATGGTAATCGGAAATCTTGCAATGCAGGATTGTGAAATTAACTTTGAAGGAGCTAACACTCTCCAGGATTTTCCAGAAAGAATGGTAGTAAACATTAAATTGAAACCGGCACGTCCAAGGGATAAGGCTGAAATCGAAAGCATGTTCAATTCAGGTCGAGGTAGATTCTATCTACAGCCCGATGATGTAGCAGATATAAACAGGTCACATGATACTAGTGCATATGGTAATAAAAATGTCAAACCAGCAAAGGATGACTTTATTAACGTATTTAGAAAAATAGCAAACGGATAATGAAATTTAACACATTAGATAATAAGAAAATGTCAAAGGATGGTAGCAAAGTAATACTGTCAGCACCTACTGTTGTATTCCTAGACAGTACCGAAACAATTGCAACACATGAAGTAACTGAAGATGAAGTAGGAAGGGTAGATTTAATATCCCTTAAATACTATAGAGATTCGAGTTATGTTGATTATATCCTTAAATGGAATAATATTTCAAATCCCTTCTCTATAAAATTTATGGATGTTATCTTAATTCCACAAAAGGAAGGAGTGCTAGCAACTGTTAAGCCAGTGAAGATGGTACAGAAGTCAACTGAAACTATTTCAATACGAGACCAGTTTATAGATACTAAACGAATGCCAGTTAAGGATGCAAAGCGTATCGAATATCTCAAGCGCAAAGCTGCTAGTAAGCCAAATGGCCCTGAACAACCACTACCTCCCAATATGATACAAGCAGGGGACGAAAACATGACAATAGGTAACGGTAAAATAAGCTTTTAATAAATGGCATCAATAGACAATCACATATTAACAGTAACTGAACCTACTATTGGATTAGATAAAATGGAGTTTGATTCACTAGGGGAAGGTGAGGAAAATCAGAAGGCAAATACTAGCAAGGGATACATCATTACAGTATCTATCAATAAATATGTATTCTCAGACGATGATATATCGTTTATGAATCTCGACTGTACTGGAGTATTGCCTAGGCTTGACCTTACTGTATCTGATTCGAAGGGTCAATTTGATGTGGACACATTTCCACGTGATGGCGACACCATTAATCTAAGAATGGGTACACTTGATAAAACATCGTATAAGGATATCAGAATGGATTTCGATATAATGAACGTGAAAACCCCACCTCAAAAATCAGACGGTAATGGAAGTAAGTACATTTTTAAGGGAAGGATAAAAATCCCTGGATTATTTGTAGAGGATTGTAAGTCATATGGAACTGCGACGTCGCTTGAGCATATGGAATTAATGGCCAATGATCTTAAACTAGGGTTAGCAACAAATATTGAATCATCTGATGACTCGATGAACCTAGTGTTACCCTTTAACTCATTGTATGATACAATGTCAGATTTGGTAAAACATTCATACGTGGATGAAGACAGCTTCCAGACGTATAGTATAGATCCATATTATTATGTGAATTATGTGAATTTAAATAAATTGTTTAATTCAAAGGAAACACTGGAGGATGCAAAGGTTGCGTTTGCTGCAGAAATGGACGATCAACCTCATTCAGGAACAACTGATGCAGTTAATCAAGCAGAAACACCATTAGTATTAACGAATCATACTAGGGACGAAGGCACTAACCGATTTATTGGAGGTCAATCCATTAGGAATATGTCAGGCGCCATTTCACAAAATTATGGATACAAACGAGTTCTTCAGTTTTATGAAAACGATTCAGAAGAAGGATTGATATCGCATGACATTGAATCCCTGTCGAGTAACGACATGAAGGACATAGAGGAACCAATGCGAGGTAGGAGAGATGAAGACATATATGCTAATTCAACCAAGTATAAATATGTTGGAAGAAAACCAAAGGACGGAGCCACTGGAAACACTCATTTGAATTATGAATATTCGGCAATTGCTAATCCACAGAACCTTGCAGAAACACGAAAAATGTCACTAGATATCGATTTAGCGACATTCAATCCAGCGTTGCATAGATATCACAAGGTACCTGTTCTTATATACATTAACGATCAGGATAAGATGAAAGCAAACCAGGCGATAAATGATCTAAAGGAAGATAGTGGATTTGAAAACGAAAAGATAGAAGACGGGGATTTAATTAACCCAGGAAGATATGTAGTTGACGAATTCCTAAGTGGGTATTACGTAATAGGTGGGATGCAATATTATTACAAAGCAGGAATGGCATCAATAAAGCAGAAGATTAATCTACTAAGAAGGGAATGGCCATCTAGAGTAAATAATATAAGTGAAGATACTGTAGCTCCACCCACAAAGCCAAAGCCAATTCCGCCAACACCACCACCAATTCCACTACCGGTGTCTGAACCAACCCCACCTGAAGTAGAACCAGCACCCGTTGATGTAATACCGGAAGAACCAGTATTCACAATACATCTTGGAGACGATTTATCCAAAACAAGTTCATCTTCCCATAGTGTAGGTTCGTGGTTTGAGAAAACCATGAAATTAACATGGAAGGTAGATAATAATGAATTGGTAGAATCAAACCCTACAATATCTGTTAAGTTCTCCGGAGGAATTGAAAAAATGTTCGATGCAACAGTACACTCTGAATTGAAAGGGGATCCATGGGACTCGTATAATACGAGCATTGTGATTCCATCTGGAACGTTTAAGGATCATTCAGGAATGTACGATGTTGAGATAACATTAACATATAACGATATTGTGTTGGTGGAAACGTCAACATATGAATTTATTAAATGGAGTGAACCTGGCACAGCAGCAGGTCGCCCTGCTGGATACCATAATGGCCTTAAACGAAAGGAAGCTAGACGATATGCATATGGAGTATTCTATTCAGAAACATATGGAATATACGAAGGCAGGTATACTCTTAGATCCGAGGCAACAGGTGATTACACCGCAGCAACCGCATCCACTGGAAGGGTAATAGGTAACAAGGGAGAAACACCGAAGAGCCTGTTACAGCGAACCAAATCAATTACGAATTCCCAAGGGACGTAATACATAACGTAATATATATCATATGTCAGACTTTAAAACACCTAACGATTTTAGAAAGGGATCATATAAGAAATATCCCTATCAAGATCCAACCTATTTATCATTCGCATTATTGTTCGATTGGAGCAGTATTGAAACATCACCCTTATTATCGGGTGCAGCTGAAGCATTCCTAGAAGGATTGGCAAACTCAAAGATCAAGCAAAGTACTGGCACATCTGATGTCACGTCACAATATTATGCAGATCGATTAGCAGACTTACGAAGTTTCAAACATGCTCTTAGGGAAATAAACACAAACATGCCATGGTACTGGCAATCATTAAAGGGATTAGCGAGATTACAACAATATGATCCATTGGCACCATATTATGGAGGAGACGATGCAAAACTTGAAATAGAGACACTTGAATCTTTAAACCTTCCAATAGCTGGACTGATGCATTTATACCGTAGTGCTATTTTTGATGAAAGAAAATGGGCATATATAATACCACAGAATCTTAGAAAATTCAAAATGATGATATATGTTACTGACGTTAGAACACAGACTGTTGCTGAAATTGCCGGAGAATCAAATCGACCATATTTTATGATGGGACTCGGTTATTGTGAATTTGACATGAATTCAGGTACGAGTATATTTGAAGATCTTTCTAAGAATCCAGAAGGCGAAGCATCTGGGAGCATTTCAATATCGTATGAAACATTAGAAAAGATAGAAGCTAGGGCGCTTAATGGAATCATTGAAGAACCTGAATATGCTAACAACAATATGTCACCTGCACCTTCGTCTGAAAATGACTTAGAACCAACGCCAAGTAATGCACTATCAGCTAATGCTGAAAAAACAAGTACTGTAAAATCAAAAATGCAGGAAAAAATCAATGCTGCAAAATCGAAGGCTACAGATGCAGCTAAGGCGTTCGCAGCCGATAAGAAAAGTGAACTAGTACAGGAGGTGCGTAACCAGACAGTTAACAGGGTACAAACGCCTGAGAATGTATTTGATAACTATATTCGAAAACTAGATGAAGCAACTGACATCAACAGGGCAGTACAGAACCTTGGAAATACAACAAGTGAGAACATGCCAGGAAATGTATATGGCATGTCTATCAAAGATGCCCTAAACAAAGCAGCAGTAAATAACTTAGGTAATATATACGAATAATGGGGACTAGTAGCGAATTAAATAGAGATAACATTAGAGAAACCCATTGGCTTGGAGAGGTCATGGACAACATGGATCCAGATTTGCTAGGACGATGTCGTATTAGGGTTTTCGGTAAATTTGATAAGTTACCAACTGATTCAATACCATGGGCAACCCCTATGAACAGGGATACTGTTGGTTCACATCACGTTCCAAGGATTGGAGACATATTAGCAGTTCGTTTCGACAATGGTAATATATACCACCCTGAATACTGGTTCCATGTTGATCAGAATAAAGAATTAAAGAAGGACGTATTGGATCCTTCAGCGACACCCCATGATGTTGTGTCTCTAGTATATGATGCAGAACGAAATATTAGGATTTATCACTCGCCCGAGGATGGATTGGTAATTTCAAGAGGAAATGGAGCAAAGGAACGTCCATTGATACAGATTGACGAAGATGGACATATTAAGATATCAACATCTGAGAAGATATTTTTGGATTCAGGAAACATATTCTTAAGCAATACAGGGGAAGACGGTGAAGATATCGCTGAACCAGCAGTTCGAGGGTTATCCCTTGAGAAATGGCTTAATAAATTTCTAGATGATTATCAGAAACATATACATCCAACTCCAACTGGGCCAACTGGCCCACCAATAGGAATAACACCAACTGTTATCTCAGGGCTTAAGCGAAAACATACTGATTATCAACAAAAAAATAAATAATTATGGCAAGCAAAGAAGAAGTAGAGGCTATAATTGAAAAATTGGCAGCAGGAGGAGCATCGATTCCCGGTCTAGATATTATTCTTATCATAGAAAATATGGTAGAGATACAAGTGACAGGTATGGAATCCGCAATTGAAGCAGCAGCAGATGATATTGAACAAGCAAAGGAAGATATCGCAGCAATGAAGGTTCAGTTGTTGGAATTCTTTAATACGGCAGACGCAAAGGCAGTGATCAAGGCAGAGATTAACAGTATAAAGAATTCCGCAAAACAGATTGCTGAAACATTAAAGAGTCTACCTAATGTCATACAGCGGGCAGCAGCTGAGGCAATTATGCCGTCAGTCGTTCCAACATCAGGTGGAGTTACGAACCCATCCACTATAATACTGAAGGGATTCAAACTGGTCAATGATATCAAGACAATCCTTAGGATGCTAACCGCATTATTGGAAACTCTACTCAAATCGGCCCTTAAAATTAATTTCATTCCGCCTGACAGTATACTAGGAATGGTAGATACTATAGCAGATATTAAACAAGGGCTTGACAAGATTCCAGTGCCTTAATAAAACGTATATATAATTTAATATTTACTAACACCTAAAACAAACAAGATGTCACAAGACACACAAACAAAAAACAAAGTATCGGAAGGAACCCCTGCATTTGACTGGGATGCTTACGAAGCAAATTGCCCAACTAGATTTAGAAAGGCAAATCCTAATATTAAAACAAAAAACGGAGACAAGGTCTTTTCTAGAGAGCCATACGCACAAGCAATGTATGACATGATGGAGGGAATTGAACAAGATACTCCTGTATTATTTCAAGTAAACATGGGAGAAACCCATACTGGAACAATACATACAGTAAACGTCGAATGGGCAACAATCGATATATCTCACAAAGAGATGGTATATGTTAACATGTCCAAGGAGTCAGAAGAATCTAAATCTCGATTAATTCCAGGGGAATCGATTGATGTACAAATAGTAAACAGTAGAACAGATAAAGGATTCATCCTAGGATCAGTTGAAGCTGGAATAAAGGCTGGAGTACTTAAGGATATTCTACAATCAATAGAAACTGGTGGAATCGCATACCCTGCTAAAGTAACAGGTATGATACCTAATGGAGGATATTTTGTTAATATACAAGGCGTTGATTGTTTCATGCCAGGTTCGCTTGCTGGAATTAATAAACTTGCTGATTTCGAATCAGTATTAAACACTGAAATGTATGTAGTACCTATGAGTTATTCACAGGACAGAGGAACCGTAATCGTATCCCATCGTGCATATTTACAGGCGATGATTCCACAGAAGGTTGAAGATCTTAGAAGTAACATTGGAGTATCGATGACTGGTAAAGTTACAGGTTCTGCCAAGTATGGAATATTTGTTGAATTTGACGGATGTCTAACGGGAATGATTCATGCGAATGACCTATTACCTGACGTTGCAATAAGACATAAAGCAAGAGAAGTTCAGCCTGGTGAAGAAATTGAATTTAAAGTTAAGGAAATCATCAGCGATAAAAAAATTACGCTTACTCAATTAGAAGTAATCGAAACAGTAGATCCATGGCAAGAAATTGCAGGGAAATATAAATCGTTTCCAGTTGAGGTAGTAGGAACTATAAAATCCCTTAAGGAATATGGTGTATTTGTTGATATTGGAGATGGAATCGTAGGATTACTTCATATTTCAGAATTACCAGATGTAATAGATATAGATTCACTTGAAAGAAATGATTCTATAACTGTACAAATATCTAGGATTGAGGTAGAAACACGAAAAGTTTTCTTAAAACTATAATTGTTAATAACTATTTTAAAATAAGTGATCTAAAGTTTTTTTAGATCACTTATTTTGTTTATATTTACATATAATTAAAAGATACATATATCATGGACAAAATTAAATCATATACACAATTCATTAACGAATCTAATAGTAACAAAATAATAGACTCGATACTTGATTCGATTGAACCTACTGTTTTACAAATGGTTAACAGGGTAGAGAAATTATTCAATAAACAATTTCCGGACAGAGAGTATACTAGGTTTGACAGAGATTACGCTAGGATGAATGTTATCAGCGATTTGATTAAATCTATTGAAAAGTATACGAGCCCCTCAGATTCATTAGTATCTGTTAATGCTAGTACGTCAAGCAAGGGAAATATTAAGATAAGCTCGATTATAATGCGAGACGACATCAAATATACGTTGGATACTGAAGCAATAATTGCAGGAGGTTGGAATATCCAAATGGCGCATTATAGATACATTACAAAGACTAAATTGCCAAAGACTGGTATATCTGAATTAACTAAGCAATATAATGCTAAACTTAAGAAGATGACCAAAATCGAAAAGATAAATAATGAGATTAATTCATATGAGACAAGAATCAATACAAGTGTCAAGGGAGCAGAAATAGCCTCTAAGCTTACTGATGACGACATATGGAAATTAATAATCGATGAAGATCCAAGTAGCGTATGGCCATCATGGGATGAGATTACTAAACGAGGTGCTGATAAGAACTATGATTATAATGAAGATCTTTTTAATTCAAAAAGAATTACAGCAAAGGAACGTAAGGTTAGTTCATACAAATTATATAATGTAGATGGCCCTAGAGATCATGCAATTAGATTAGGTGCACAAGTATCAAAACTAAAGATAAAACTAGAGAAAGAGTTAGATATTATCTAACAGATGTTTATAAACTAGGATATATAAACTAACTTAAGTAATATATCTATAGTAAATGAACAATATTAACGACGGAAACGTTTTAAAGAACGCACTAATTGGTGTTGAATTTGAATTCTATTCAGATTTAGGCGCTAGCAAATCAGCAAAGGCATTAGCTGAACTGATTGGCAAAAAGATTCATGTTGAAGAGAAAGCACATAGTGACTTCGAGGTAACATCTGATGAATTCAAAATAGAACCAGATATGAGTGGCGGTTTAAAGCTGCTTGAATTAGTTACTGGCCCTCTTCCATATTCTGCAGCTAGATTGATGTTGATTAAGGTATGTGGATGGATCGATGAAAACGGCTATACAACAGACAGATCATCGATACATTTGAACCTGTCATTTGATAAATCAAAGATAGAGAATAAGAACAGAATATCTCAGATGAACGTTCTTAAATTCATCCTTGATTTTAATGAGGATCAAGTATTCAAATTCTTTCCAACTAGGAAAGATTCAGCATATGCTAAATCCATCAAATTCGTACTTCCGAAGGAAGAAACAAAGTGGTTTGATGGACAACAGATTAATCAACAAAACTTCATATTTCCAAATAGTAAGTATTATGGAATAAACTTTGAAAAAAGAATTAAGAATTATCTAGAATTCAGATATGTCGGTGGAACTGATTGGCATAAAAAAACATCTTCTATCTTACATTTAGTAGACGTGTTTTTAATGCAAATGTGGAAGTCAACCGAAAATAGCCAATTTACTGAATTGAACAGGATCGAACTTAAAAGAATAATCTCAACCAATCAACGAATAATTGACGCAAGACACGACTGGAAGACAATCTCAGAAAACTGGCAAGATGTTAAATTCACAGTTGATTTGAACGATGATCCAAGGATCGTTGATCTATATTGGCCAAACATCAGGGAACAAGTTATTAAACTGTTCACACATGGAACATTATCGAAGGGTCATATAAATTACGATTCAGATAATGGGAGAATACAGGTATCTAATGGTAGGTTAGAATATTGTGTTGACCTTTTTGGGTATGAATTTGTCAATTGCTTTCTAAGGGGAGAATTCAAAGATTGTGATATGTATTCATGTGATATCAATGGATCTGATATATCATATTGTAATATGTACTCATCAACTCAAATCAATAGTAGTAAGCTTAAATCATGCTATGTTCATGGAAGTACAATATTACATGACTGTTATTTATTCGGTAAGGGTGTATTTAAAGGTACCATGCATGGAGGGATATTCAGAGAAGGATCTTATGATAAAAAACTAGCGAAATTTAATGATGTTGAAATCATTAAATATAAAATAATATAAAAAAAGAATAAACAGATGAGTGATATAATTATTGGAGATAACGGAGCTTTACAGAAGCCAACATGGGATACTGCATGTTTCGATGCATTCGTTACGGAATTAGCCGACGAAGTAACTGGGTCATGTATGATTCCTATGAATCTACCCAGGAAGGAAGTTAACAATATAGTAAAGCGTGCAAAGAAATGGTTCTATAAGAATTATGAATATTCAGTAAGGGAAAACTTTATGGTGTTACCTATTGGATTATTTAGCTCAGATCATTTCAAGAAAACACGAAGTCTTACATTACCTTCGATGCAGTTAACTGGTGAATTAGCAGGCGGTGGAGAAGTATGGTCGGTATATGGTTTGGGTGAAACTGGATCAAAATGGGGCGGAACTACAGATGTTAATTTTACACAAGGTGATTTTGCAGTCGAGAGAATGATGGCAGGTGGTTCTAATGGAACTGGAGCTGCAGTTGGAGCTGAGAACCTTCAATATTATGTAATCAACCAGAGTTTCTTTGATTTGGCAAGACAAATTATTGATAATCCTCTAAGTTATGATTATAGTCAATTAACACATGAATTAAAATTCACCGGAGAATCGCCATCGAGAGATGTTATTTTAGAAGTATATGAAACAATTCCCGAATGTGCATTATTTGATGATGAAATATTCTTCAGATATTGTGCAGCTAAGATCAAGATTTCTCTAGGACAGAAATTGGCAATATTCGGGTATACGCTTCCCGGTAACATTTCGATTAATCCAGATGTTATAAAGGACATGGGAGTGGAGGAGTTAGATAAAGTAATAGAAGAAATAAAGAGTGATGAAGGCACTGATTGGATGATGCATTCTTAAACAAATATATAATAATATGGAACTATATACAAAGGTGTTAGGGGATCCTAACTACAGAAACGATCAATTGCAAGTAGATGAGGAGATGTCAATGATGTTAACTCAGATTGAAACACTATTGTTTACAACAAAGGGCGACGTTATGGGTAGTGAGGGATTCGGAATGAACCTAGAAGACTATGTATATTCATTCATGTATAATGATAGTATGATAAAGGGTGTTATATCAGGTGGTATCAAGGAACATATCCCATTATCTAATAAATATCCAGTTAAAGTAGATGTTGAATTTACTAGTGAAACAGAAAGAAATGTAGTATATGTCAGTATATCAATTGATAATAAATACGGTATAGGACTATACATATAAAATATAAACAAAAATGGCACAATTTAAATTTTTATCAACCGCTAGAATAAAGTCTAGAGAAATGATCGACGATACTCGAACGTATATTAGTCGAATGTATGGGAGAACTGGGGAACTATTTACAACAGCATCACCCTTTGCACAAATACTAGAGGTACTTGCTGAATTAACAAACCTAGTATTCTTCTATATAGAGGATGCTACAGTGGAACAGAACATATTAACAGCCCAAAATCCTGAATCAATATATGGTTTAGCGAGACTTGCAGGCCATGACGCATTTAGAGGAACTTCAGCAAGTGGAGAGATCAGGGTGAGATTAAATACAAGTGCATTTAATGATATAGCCGGAGATGCGTTAAATATCCCTGCTAATTCTGTCATCAAGGCAAGCAAAAACGGACTACAATATATATTAAAAACAAACACTGACCAATTTAGAATAGAGAAAAGTAATTCTAGCTATATTCATATTCC